ATCTTCACCTGGTTTGTTTCAGCAGGTGTGAATACATCCAGGGTAATATCATATCCGCCCCATTGAGTGATGCATAAATCCTTCCAGTTGCCAAAGACAACAAGGTCGCCAGTATCATCGTCCCCGGCAATAGCACTCGCGGAATTTGACACAAGTACCGGGTAACCATTCATCTGATTGCCTTCCAGAAGCATCTTATCACCATAAGTTGCAACCAGCGGAATACCTTTCAGGATTCCCCGTCCCCCGCCATTGGTTATATATGCCAGATTGCCCTGCAATGCATTGCTAACATCAACAGCAGTTTCCAAAGCGATTACATTAGCCAATGTTGGAACTACTGAATTAGCTTTGGTATCGGCCCCAGTGGTTATCTTATAACCCATGCCTTGCGGCTGAGTAGCCGATCCGATTAAGACTCCCAGGGCTGTTGATTCAAGTTTCCGGGCTGTTGCATCGCGGATATTACTGAGCAAAAGAGCTTCTGCTCCAACGGCATCCTGGGCAAGGAATGTCTTGCTTATAAGCATTTTAGCGGTGAGTCTCTTAGGCCCAAATTCAACCTCAGCAAAGGCTCCCGCTCCATCATCAGCAGCCACAATCTCACCCTTCCACAATACGGTCGTACCGGCGTATGATGGAATTGAGACGTTGCCAATGCAATTAGGGAAGAAAGTAACACCTGCCCTGGAAAAGATAAGGGCGGCCGCAAGGGGCGGGATTATACTAAGCTTATCTTCACCGACAATCTCCTGTCCCTGGTACTGAGTCCCAGCCAGAATATCTGACCTTTTTTCAGGACGCAAGGCATATCTGAACTCAGGCATTAACAGATCCCTCATTTCCGGATCTAATGAACCGGGGATAACGATATCACCCGTAGCCGTTACTCCTGCTTTACGGAAATCCTGTTTTCCCAGAGTAAAAACGTTTCTTGCCTGGTCATGGAAATTACGATGTTCAACCATCTCATTGATAGCTTTGAAAAGACTGAATTTCTCCCTGTTTTCGCCGACTATCATCTTTGGCGCTATCGGCTTTCCCTGATCCAGTTTAAAGGTTTCCGACTGGAGCTTAAGATCCAGCTCGGCGAGTTTTCTCAGATTTTCTTGAATTGTCTGATTCTCCTTATCAGTCATACTTCTGTTTTCCGCGTCTGCCTTTTTAAATATATCATCATTGACATCCAGGAGAATTGTTTTAGCGTCTTTAATTTCCAGGGCTGTCATTATCGCTGGCAGAATAATAAGCCCCGGATCATGGCCGCTGGTAAGAAAAAAAACTGCCATAACCACATAAAGGATGAATAAGCCAGCCTTCATAATAAAATTGAAATTTTTCATTTGTTTGTAATTTTAAATTTATAATTGATTTGCCTTAGATACTTTTCCTCATCAGATAAGATCCTTTTTTCTGCTGGTAAATTTTCAGATTCGGTGATCGCCGGATCCGGGTTACCAGGTTCATTAGGAATTTCATCCTTTTTGAAAGCATCAAGACTGCGTATCGCTACTGTAGTATCAGGATATGCTTCCCTGTAAACAGGGCTCACATCATATATCTGTTCAAACTTGAAAATTGTCCTTAAATAGGTCCCGTCAGCTTTCTCTTCCCATTTCTGACCCTTCTCATCAACGGAGAAAGCAAAGGATGAGGTCGTTATTTCTCCACGTCTTATATTTTCAAGGACCTGGTTTCCCAAATCAAAGCTGGGCGCATCGAAAGCATATTTCATCCCTTTTTTATCGACCTTAAGTTCCAGAGTGCCTTTCATTCTTTTACTCCGTGCCATAACGCCTCTTGATTTGTCATGGTCCAATACTGCCAGGACATCAGATTTCTCCAGAACACCGTCAAGGGATGTGTCCATTATAATCTCTCTGAATCCTCCCAAATCTTTTGAAAGACTATTAAAAACAATCCCATATCCTTCAATTCGTCTGGAATCTTTCTCTGCTCTCACCTCTGCCATCTCGGCCGGAAGACTTCTTGTCTCCCTGTCAGCTGTTATATTTTTTATTTCATCCGGATATGGCATAATTATTCCTCCACAATTTTTGTCAACATTATTTTTCTCTTCGCATTATATTCAATTTGATTGCTGACCTGAATTGAATTGGCACATGCTGTGATTTGCTTTTTAAGAAGTTCAGTCACCTGTTCTTTGGTGAATGTTTGTTTCTCTTTTTTTGATTTCTGTTTCTCAACTTCCAATGTTGGTGGAATACCTTCACCTGCTGTATTGTTTGTGACTGTATCAAAATCATTAAGTTGTGATTCAAAAAAGTTGGATTTGCTCATTGGTGATTTTTCTTTCTTTTCTGTCATATTCTATTCCTCCACAGTAGTTTTAACTTTATTATCAATTTTTGGTTGTTTCTGGCCGATCTTATCAACCGGTATCATGTTAACCTGGATCATAGGTTTATCTGCATTTGGATCAGACGATAATGGGTTCCTGCATTCCTTCCGGACTTCATTCACATTATAACCCCCGCATTGAAACATTTTCGAAACATAGTTTGCCTTAGCGTCAAGATTTGCTCTCAGGAGTTCGTTAATATTAAGGTTCAGTTGTGTGCGGGCGCGCATGGAAGGCCTGAATAATTTCCGGTTGAATTCATTTTCAACTTTTGCATCCAGCGGGGAAATAGTGTCTGTTATGAATCCGAGTTGATATGCTTCAACATTTGAGTAAGTGAGGCCTGCCTGATCGAATACTTTCGGAGGCGGACAGCCAAAAAAACGGCAAATTTCCAGGACACTGAATTGTCTGGCTTCAAGCATTTGCGCATCTTTCGGGGCAACCGTTACGGGTGTGAATTCAAGTCCTGATTCAATGACAGCGATTCCTCCGGGTGTTCCTGTGGTCTGTGAAAATGCTTCAGCCCAGGAAGCTTTGATAGTTGTAGCTTTTTCCTTCGTCACCTTGCCTGCAGTTTGAAGAATCCCTGACATATTAGCACCACTACTATAAAAGCCTTTAGCTGTAGCTTCGGCAACTGATGCAAGACCCATGCTATTGACAGCATGAGTAAGAGTGCTCACTCCCAGATAACCATTATATGAGAAATTCAGGATATGGATCATATCATAACCTTCCACGTATTCAGTCTTAATCGGCTCATAATTAGGGTGATCAACCAGGTAATAAATTGATCCGTTTGCTCTTTTGAACATTGTTACAAGTCCGCCCACCAGATCCAGCCTTATAGGATCACCGCGGTTGTCTCTTCTTATTATAGCGTAGCCATTACCTTCAAGCAACACTTTGGCCATGAGGGTTTTCATGAAAGTGTATCTGCTGATATAAGGTGCCGGTTCGCTGTTAAGGAGGTAAAAAGAATTATGGAATGGGTTTGGGATCCAGCCCTGTTTGCTGTCATATTCAAGGATCTCCCAGGGTTGTGAAGCCATCGAATCACTGATAACTTCAACACACCTGTAAACAGCCGAAAGCTGCATTGAAGTCTGAAGACTCAGGGGGCTGGCCAGCGTTGAACTGTATGGAAGACCCACGGAATCAACAGGGGCTTCATATATTGCCCGTTTCTCCTTTTTCCGGAAGATTGTAAATATATCTGTTACCTTCATTTGTGTTTTGGATTGAAAAAGGGTTTGAGCCTCTTAATGAAATGATTTTGAAATCTTACAAAATCAGCTTTCTGGCAGGGCCAGAGCAATTCAACAATAAACTCATCGTCAGGATCCTTTTTAACATGATCCTGGAGCTTTTTTACGAAATGTTTCCCTGCCATTAAACTCTCAAGATGCCTGTTCCAGCAGAGATCCTTATCAACAGCGGAGAAAATAAAAGTTTTCTCCGGCTCATGAACAGATTTTGCAATGTAAATTCCTGAATTTTCCATATTTTAAATTTTAATAAATTCCAGTCCCAACATTACTTGAATTTTCCATATAAGACGCAAGTGCTTGAAGCATAGCAATAACCCCATCAATCTTCTTTTTTTCATTTGCTTTTGACGGTTTGCAATTGCCAGTGAAATCATATCTGAGCTCGACGCAACGGAGGCAATATCGGGTAATTGGATTATCATCCAAAACAACCTGACCGCTTAATATCAGACGTTCAAATTCC